TGTTCCCGGAATTCATTTTCCGGGTGTACAAGTACAACCACTGGCATGCTCGAGATATTCCGGATTATTTCAATGCATGTGCTTTTTTTTGTAAGTACGCGTAATCACTGGATAATTAAATACATATTGGGTGTGATTTATAATGCATGCTTATCATATAGCTGTACTTCACAAAGCCACGAACGGAAGACTACACACATGAGCAGCATGAACATTTGTACAGTGTACTCGAGTGTCGCGCCATGCCTACGCAATTATTGCATACGTATGGCAACATAGGGCAACGTATGGCAACTGCACTACACTACAATACATGGCATGTAGGGTAGGGTACCTGGACAAGTGTGCAGGCATGGGTCCCATCTGGGCATATAACACCTCTTTGAACACGATTCCGTTTGGCATAAGTATAATGTACTTAAGTGCCGACGTCCTGTGGTACATTAGTGGGGCAGTGGCAGTCGTGTCAAATGTATTTCATAAGCCCTTGATATTACTATAGTTCCCTGGTGTACTCGAAATGAGTTAACGGCGCAGTGGTGCTGGTGTAGATCGTAGTACTGAACATATGTTGTGTGGGGGTTATTATGGAAGAAGACGGACTGGGTAAATGGCGCAAATGGCCTGAAGCTCCAGAGGAAGAACGGCCCAAGGCCCTGTATGTAAACGAGGTCCTGCCCGACATTGTCCTCGGTTGGCTGCGTAGTAAGCGGGGATGGAATGTTCTTGATGTCCGCACCATGCCAAACCAAAGTGACGGGGACCGGGCAGAGGGAGTGAAGTCTTTCCTGGAGGGGGTACGGGTTGGTTCCATCGAGCCGGAGAAAGACCAGCTAAAATACTTAGAGCTGGAGGCCCGCATATGTGGCTTGCTCTCGAACAAGAACCGTGCAGATGATATGGTGCCTACCGTCAAGGAAACGACGCTGGATAAAATGCTCGACTTTGGCAAGAAAAGAATGAGGCCAGAGTAGGGGTTGTAGACGTAGAAGACGTTGTAGGGGGAGAAGATGAAAGAGAAGGGGACGCTTACCGAAGGTAAGTGGAACGAGTCGGAGACGAGAGAGTATAAGCGGGCTGCAAAGATGTATGACCCTGTGCTAAGGTTTCTAAGAAAGCTCCAGGAGGAAAACGATGGTATCCAGGAAGACAGCCCGAAAAAGGCTAGTTAAGAAAGCGGCTGACAAGAAGGGCCCTCTTAATAAAAAAATCCGCACTCCTGGAGAAAGCAAAAAGTTCAAGGCTTATGTGAAGGACCCCAAGACTGGCAACGTTAAGACCGTTCGTTTTGGTGACCCGAACATGAGCATTAAGAAGTCTGACCCCAAAAGACGCAAGAGCTTTAGAGCTAGGCACAACTGTGATAACCCCGGACCCAAGACCAAAGCTCGGTACTGGTCCTGCAAGAATTGGTGATAAGATATGGCTGACTACGCAAAGATTTCCGTCAAGGGTGCGCTTTCCAAGAACAGCGACTACTCATTCCCAAAGGTAACGTTTGCTCCTGATGCGAACACATTAACGCCTGATGAGTACATGCACATCGAAATGGAGGCAGCCACAGGAGGAAACACTCTGACGTTAACCGGGGTTTTTAGTGGCATTACAATGCTTATGATTAAAAACAATGACGCTGCGATTACAGTCACGGCAAGAATCGATACTGCTGCCACGGCCAATGTGGACATCGCCATTCCTGCAGGCGGGGTCTTTGTTACGCCAGACTGCCGCTACACTGAGCACCTTGTGTTGACATCCGCCAGCGGCACACCGAAGTGCGAAATATTTGCAATAGGCACATGACATGGATGATAGGGAAGTCCTGGGGAGGGCAGACCAAATCCTACGCGAAGCAGGGCTTTTTCCAGAAGACCCTACCACCGAAAACTTTTTTCATTACGCTCAGCAGGTATCAGAGTGCGTAAAGGATTGGTCCGCTAAAAAGAAAGCTCAGAACGAGTGGCTGATGCCGTGGGCTGAGTCCTTTCGCAAGCTCTATGATAATTTTGACAGGATTGTAGAAGCAGATCCTATGGTTCTGTATCAGCCAGCAAACAGGGCATCCCAAGAGTTTCATCAGTCAGATGCGTTTATTCGTTACTTTAGAGCTGGAAACCGAACATCAAAGACTCAGTCAGGGTATGCTGAGCACTACTTCCTAACCACCAATCAGCACAAATGGCGCTATTTTCCTGGCGGAGCACACTCTACGTTTATTATTGGCGTTAACTTTTCCAAGTACTGCCCAGCTGTATTTGAGAAAAAATTCCTGACAGGTGAAGAAGGCAACCCGCTGAGCCCTATGTTTCCCAAAAACGGGAAATGGTTGCACCGCTACGATGAGCGGCGACACGAAATACAAATAGCGTGTGAGAAATGCGCCAACGCAGGGCGAGCCAAGACGTGCACGCATCAAAAATCTACCATCCGACTGTTCTCTGACACCGAAGGGTGGGAGGTATTGCAGGGCGGAGCATATATGCTGGGCCACTTTGATGAGCATATTGATGAAGACTTCTTTAATGAGGCAATCCAGCGTCTGCAAACAGCGGGCAGGCAGTCCTGTTTAATTGTTACGGGCACACCACTGCACGGGTTTGAAGCCTGGGAGCACAGGCGATTAACGCAGCTGCACAATGAGGGCCCACCTAAGAATCGCGTAGATCCTGACAACCAGGAAAGCCCTCAGTTCGTAAGCCTGCATGAGATTGACCAGTTCGAGGCAGGCCTAGTTCCGCCCGAAAGAATTAAAATGTCCATGACTATCATGGATGAGTTTGAGGTTGAGTCACGGGTCTACGGAAGACCTGCGCCGCTGGCCAAGAATCCAGTGTTTGACCGGAAGGCGCTTGCAGATATGCGGCGCGAAATAAAAACGCCCCTGCGAGGAGACCTTCAAGTTACGGAGGATGTGCTTGCTGTTGATATTGTAGACACAACTCGCATGGAATTGCTTGATGCACCAGATGGCCCTTTGAGGGTGTGGGAAAAGCCAGAGCAAGGCGGTTACTACATTGTATCAGTCGACACCGCAAAAGGCCTTACGGGGCGAGATGCGAGCTGTGCATCCGTATTAAAGGTGTGCGGCACAAGAGTGTCGCCAAGGCTCGAGCTAGTAGCTCAATATCATGGATGGATTAACCCACTGGCTTATGCTGAAGAAGTCTTCAAGTTGTCGGTGTGGTATAATTCCGCACTTACTGTTATCGAATTAACGGGCGGTTACGGTGAGGCGGTTATGCTGCGGATGCGACAGGACTTCTGTTATTGGAATATGTTCAGAGATGAGCAAAGCCATTCTCAGGTAGACCACCGCATGGATTCAAGGTTTGGGGTGGAAACTAACGTCCGGACAAAACCATTCATGGTGGCGTCACTGCAGCAGTTTATTAAAGATAGGGCTATCGATGTTCCGTGTGAAGCGACCATTGGGGAACTGGTGGCGTTTGAGCAAGAGAGAAGTCAGACCGGGTTAACCACGAGATACAGGGGGGCCGGGGGGAGTCATGATGACCGCGTAATGTCTCTTGTTATCGGTGCATCGGTAGCGCTATCATCACAAGTGTTGGAATTTAGTGCGATATCGAGAGAGGCTCAGCCCGACATTCGACACAGGTACAGCTCAGAGTGGTCATCAATACATGAGGAAATTGGGGACGGGGCAAAGTCTCCAGACCCCTTTGAATATTAATTCGCGAGGTGGTTATGGTTCTTGAAATTATTGTAATTGTGGGCACGGTTTTAATTGTGCTGTCCTCTATGCTTGGCTGCGGTTACGCATTGCATAGATCTTCAAGAATGTTTGACGAAGCTAAAAAAGATTATGTTGAGCTTTTAAGTCAAACCATCGACAATCTAAAGGCGCAAAGCCTGCAAGAGCGGTACGAAGCAAAGGCCATCGAAAAAGAAACCGATGTTCGAATTGAAATGCTTAAAGACGCAATAAGGGTTGAGAAAAGCACCGAGGAAGCCATTACTGAACCTAGGCTTGTGACAACGGTAGACGGTCGAGAGATAGATTTAAACAACTACGAGATTGTTTAGGAGAGTTTAATGGCGCGGTTTAATAAGTTTCAGTCACCGGACTATCAGCTTGGATACAGGGATGAAGGCATGGGCGCGTACAAGGCTCATGTAGATCAGGCGCGAAGACAGTTTGTCGCGACTAACGCTCCCGATATGTACGATACCACTGAAGACCACCGCATGGCTCTTATTGAGTCAGGGTTTGCCGACCCCCTTCTTGGCGATGACCAGTACGCTAAGCGCCTGCGAGAGATGTACGACATCAGTGCACCAGCGCAAGATGACATGGCGGGCCAGGGGCTTGAGGCCGCAAAGAGAGCTTACCAGCAAAAAGTTAAACAAGACTACACTGCTGTCATGAGCGCTTTCGGCGGAGAAGATGCGTACCGGCTGCAACTTGAAAAAATGCCAGCTGAAAATCGTCCTCGAGACTGGACGGAAGCCAACGAGATGGTGACAACGTTTCAGATTCAAACCCCAGAAACTCCTATGTCATCGCCAGGGGGCTTGCCCCAGGAGGGTTACGAAGCGTTTTCAGGAATATCAGATTCTGGCGAGCCAAGCTTAGGTCAGATGAGCATGGAGCCTAGCGACAGACCGCAAAGACAAATGGCTGGATCTGGGTCAATATCACCAACAGAACCAGTAGAAGACTCTTCCTTGTTTTCGTTTGGCAGATTTGAAGAACCAATTGAAAGAGGGCTTCGAGGATTTGCGGGGCGAGTTGGCGAAATGATGATGCCAAGAGATGAGTATGAGCAAACATTTGAGCAGTACGCTCCCTACACGTTGCAGGCATACGGGATGGGGCCTGACCGGCCAAAGGCTTGGGAGCAGCCCAGCATGTCAATGCCGCCCGAAGAAGCTGACCCTTCTTTGCTGAGCAGCTCAAGCATGCAAGACCTTTATGCCCCGATGTCGATGGTGCAAGAAGGGGCACCTCAGGGAGCAATGCCAACAAGGTACCCAGCGCCCCCGCCGCCACCACCGATGCTTCCAATGTCCCCTGAGGGGCAAGGAGAAAATCCGCTTCTTCGTCAAGCGATTGACAGAATAAAATCACAGCCCCCAGTTCCTGCAGACTCCATAGGTGAAGTAGGAAGCGCAGGTTTTGGCCGCATTCCTTTTATGGGCACATCGCTTCCGGCAAGCATGATGATGGGCACAATGCGGTCCCCCGAAGCCGAAGGGTCTGACCCCACCAGCTACTACGGAGACGGCCCTGCTGGCACGGATGAGTTTGGTGTAACCAGCGAAGGGGTTCAAGATATCTTTGGAGCACCCTCATCGCAAATGCCCTATTACTCAAGAGGTAGTACCGATGGGCTTTACCCTATGGCAAATCAAAGAGATGTCCCACCTATTGCGGCTGGAGAACTTCAGCAATTAAAAGATGATGAAGGCGGCTTTGAGTTTCAAAGCACAGTTAAGCGGCACAAAAGAGTCACAGGGGAGCCTTACTCTGCGGAGGTTTCGGACGACGGAACCAAGATATACTGGGCCTATAAGGACTCAGTGGGCCTTGAAACAATTGGTCACGGCTTTAATTTAAGAAAAAAAGGCGCAGCCTCTGCTCTTATGAATGCTGGAATTAGCAAAAGCGTAGACGACTTAAAAAGCGGCAAAGAGTCTATTACGGAAAACGAAGCTGAGCTTCTTCTTAACTCTGAGCTTTCTCACTTTGAGGAGCTTGCTGAAAAGTGGGTAGGGTCAGACACCTGGAACAAGCTTACTGACGACAGGAAAAGAGTTATTTTCAACATGGCATTTAATATGGGAGGCAACGCTTTTACAATAAAAAGCCTCCCAAAGCTTCTTTCTAAAGCGGTGAATAGCCAGCTACAGGAAGATTACGACGCCGTTGCAAAAAGAATGATGGAGTACAAGTGGTCAAAGCAGGTTAAGGATAGAGCTTTTCGCTTATCCGAGCGAATGAGGGGCCGAAATCCTTTTGCTAGAGAAAGCTATATGGAAATGGCTGAAGGCGGAGTACCTGAGTTTGATACGGGTGATACAGGATCAAACGCAATGAACCTTCAACTTAGACTTTAAAGGAGAGAATTATGCCCTACGTAGACTCAATAGGTATGCCCGCTGGCTACACAAACAACAGCCCTTACGGACCTCTTCAGGCAGAAGACTTGTATGCTAATCCAGTGCTCCAAGAGGAGCCGCTGAACCCTGTTGCGGATGGCAATATGTTTCCAGCAAGCCCAATGTTTGACGCACCGCAGCAGCAAATAATGCCGCAGCTGGCCCCTATGCCGCCCGCTTATGGACAAATGCCGCCTGAAATGATGGGACAGGTTCCGCCTGAAATGATGATGGAGGGCGGAGCACCCGGGCTCCCTTCTGGCCAGCAAATGGCACCGGAAGCAATGGGAGATATGGGACCAGAACAGGGCCTGATTCAGCAAGAGGGCATGAGCCCGCAGGATGCCGGGGCGCTGCTCAGGGAGAGGCTCCTTCGTCGGCAGCAGCGACTGTCGGAAACATCGATGCAGTTTGCAGATAACGCACACCAACTAAATAGGTAATTTATTATGCCTGAAGAATCTAAGAGTGTTGATTTTGCCGGTCTTATTGACGGGTATACAGCCGCAGACCGATACGACCCAACAGAGGAAGACAAGGAAATTGTCTCTAAGTTAAAGGAGTGGTTTACCGGGGCGCACGATTCAAAACAATATTACGAGCGAGACTGGGAATTATACCGGCTTTATTTAAAAGGCGACCAGCTTGTAGTTAGACACAAGGACACGGGTGAAATTGTTAGGCTTACGGCTGAAGACTCAAAGAGACTTCGCAGCGTAAATAACGTATTACGCCCTACTGCCCGCTCCCTTGTTGGTAAATTAACCAGGACAATTCCAACGTGCACTGTTTTGCCAGCCACATCTGACTTTGAAGAGCAGCATGGGGCTCGAGCGGCATCAGGGTTTCTTCAGTATTTGCGTAGAAAAGAAAACCTGGACGTAAAATACTTGGACGTAAATAATAAATTACCCTGGGCAGGCAACTCATTTATGCAGGTTTCCTGGGATTATGCAGGCGGAGAAGATATTTCCTACTGCGAAATTTGTGATTATTACGAGTACAAGCACGACTCGGTAGATGAGGAGTGCCCCCAGTGTGCGGCTCAGAAAGAAGCTGAGGCGGCCATGATGGCAGAGACTCAGTCGGCTATTGCCACTGCGCAAATGCAAGATGTAGCAGCTGGAGCCTCCGCGCACCCCATACCCCTGCCATCCCCCGACAGCATGCAGCTTGGCCCGCTTCCCCTGGACGCCCCAACGCCTCCGCTAATTGCAGCAAATGAAGGCGATATTAAGGTTCGGGTTCGTGATCCTCGAGATGTTTTTATTGATCCCGGCGCAGAGTCACTTGAGCAGGCCCAGGTTGTTTGCCTTAGAGAAGTTGTTTCCGTTGCCCAGGCCCGGGCCCGCTTTCCTGATTTTGGAAATATTATTAAAAGCGAGGGAGATATTCAGTCTGACCACACGGCGCAAGCCAGATACAACAGCACAGACACCTACGGTAACTCAGAAAGCCTGGACGACCACTGTTATATCTACGAATTTCACGAAAGAAAAACTCCGCAATATCCAAAGGGTAGATGCATTTTTATGATTAATGACACCATCGTTCGCGAGATGGAGTCTCCTTATTATATGTTTAATCGGTTTCCTATTTTTCATTTTATGTTTGATAAGAATGATGGGGAGTTTTGGGGCGAACCATTTCTTGCTCAGTCGTGGCATCGGCAACGAGAGATTAATCAAGTTGAAACGCAAATACGCGAACATGTTGAGCTTTTGCTGCGTCCTAAATTCTTTAAAGCTATAG